AAGGAACTCATCAAGTATCGAAGGGTCGGCATTGTTGGCTTTGGCTTTTTTTAGCAGGGTGGATTTGATTAATGCACCCGTGCCTACATTGTAGGCAAAGCATACCAAAGCATCGAACTGGCATTGATTGATATTCGGTAGGTGCTTATTTACCGCCGCTTCGAATGGCTCAAGGGTAGCAAGTAGCAATTGCGTTGCTTCCTTTTCGCTTGCGAGCTTTTCGCCAAGCAGAATCTTCTTGCCGTTCGGGTAGCGTGTCGAGCCGTAGCCAATTGTTGGCACGCCAGCAGGACAAAGGTAGGAGCTAAGGCGCAAGCCCTCATACTTCTTAATCAGATTCAGACCGAGAAGCGAGGTGCTGCGCATTATGGTATGATTGCACGGATTGTGCCATCCGCTTGGTTATGGTATAAATAATAGCAGCCAGCCGTTGCTCCAAGCCCCACCGTTATTGCTGCTACTGCTGCTGCTGGGTTAGCGTAAGACGGCATATTTGCCGAGCCCACAACAAACATCCCAGCTAATGTATTGCCAAGTGCAGCACCGCCGCCTATTGCTACAACATTATCACCATTATTATTTTTTGCAGCATCATTGCCTACGGCCACAATAAAGTCTCCTGTATTATTTTGGCCTGCTTCATCACCAATTGCTACAATTGTATCGCCTACATTGCTCCCGCCTGCAGATATGCCGATAGCAATTGAATTAGCTCCTTGATTTCCTGCCAGTGACCCTTGACCAATTGCTACAACAAAGTCGCTAAAATTATTATCACAACTTGAAGTGCCTATTGCTATAACATTATTGCCGCTATTTGCATTACATGAACTATCACCAACTGCAAACACATTGTCTCCAGTGCTGCCGTCAGCACATAAATTGCCTAAATAAATGCCAGTGGAACCGCTTGAATTTTGCCCAGCCCGTGAACCAATTCCGATTTGGTCATCTCCAGTATTGCCGACTAATGCACCAAAGCCTAAACCCACATTTTTAGATGTGCCATCTGCAATAACATCAATTGTATTTATTACGCTACCATTGTCGTGCGCCGTTTGTAGGTTTACTACTTCACCTACTTCAATCTGTTTCGATTGGTTTATCGAGGTGTCAACAATGTAGAACACATCCGTAGCATCAGCCGTTGCTAATACTGGTAAATCGGTTACTTTAACGCCTGCCATAGTTGGTTAGTTTTTACAAAGTTACAAATTATTGAGATACGTCAAGGCATCTTCTGAATTATCAAATTGTTGCTCGTTGAATGTGGTGCTTGTGGTTGCAAAGCAATACACGCCTGCTTCACAAGTAATGTGCACGCTTTGTTCGTCCACAACCTCCCAATTTGGAGCGATTAGTTGCGCATCGATTTCACCATCCGCAACGGATGAAAAGAATCGTATCGATGTCTGTGTGATGTTTACGTTTGTCATAGCTTTTCGATTAAGTACATTGAGCCAAAATTAGTATCTGTTGAACCAGTATTTTGAACTGCGAAAACAAAGTATCGTGCAAGTGTCCAATTTATGGAGCAAGTTGTAACGCTTGCGAATAATCCATAATCAAATGCACTACCAAGACCATTAGCAATTATAACTTCAGTATTATTTGTGCTTGTCTTAATAACCAAGTGCCGAAAAATTTGATTTATCAAAAAACTATTCGCTCCTGCGTTCTGATAACTTGCAATCAAAATAGGCGAACCAACTAAATCTGCCGTGGAATTTACATATATTCTTAATACTTGGTTACCTGCTGTACCAGTTTTACGAGTTCGATAAGTAACCTTTACAATATCTCCTGCTGCGAATGTATTGGCAGAAATCAGTTGAGTATATACTACATTGTTTGAGTTATTTGTAAATCCTGCGCTATCTGTTGTAGTCTTAAATATTGTAGGCAAGGTCGGGAACGTTGCAAGCGTGCCATCGCCTCGCACATAATCAGCAGTCGTGCCGCTTGGCGTGTTAAACTTGCTGTTAAATGTAGTCCAATCGGCACTACTCAATGCACCTCGATTTGTGCCGCTGGCAGTTGGCAAGTTGAAAGTATGAGTATCTGTTGAGGAAGATATCGCGAAGTCAGTGCCCGAAGTTCCAACTGCAAAGTTTTGCACTTGAGCAGTTAAGCCGTTTAATGAGTTCAGACCAGTTGAGAATGTGGTAATGACTTGGCAAAGGTGATTGTCTTCAGTGTGCAATGTTATTGTGCGCCCCGAGGTAATTACAAATACACGCAAAGCAAGCCTATCTGTAAGAGCAAGTGTTGTTGCAGGAACTGCCAAAGCAGTAAAGTAAGCATCGATTGTAGTTCCGTTTGTAATGCCTTCTGGTGTTGCAGAATCTGTTGCAATTAAAGTAAATGAAACTCCATCATATTTGTATAATTCAACATAAAACGATGGGCTACCACCACTCGAACTTGCGTTAAAAAATAATTCTAAATTCCAATTTCCTGCAGGTATTGAAAGTAAATTAGGGTCTCCTGCATCTGTTATAAATTGTGCAATCAATCCATTGCCTTGAGCATTTGTTCTTTGAAAGTCAGTTCCTGCTCCTAAAATAGGAGTTCTGCTCATCTCCTTATAAGTTGCTACATCTTGCGTAACTGAGCCGTTGAGGTAATAGCTAACTGATGAGCCGCCGCCGCTTGATGTCGGGAAGTTTGCGAGCTGACCATCGCCTCGAATATATTGGCTGCTAAGTCCTGCCGCTGCTACCGCCAATGTTCCGCTTGATGTTACTGGATTGCCACTTACCGAAAATGCAGGAGGCATCGTAAGGTCAACCGATGTAACTGTGCCCGTTGGCAATGTTGGAAACAATGTCGGCGTTCCCGTACCATCTAAGTAGTCTGCGTTTGTTCCAGTTGGCACATCAAACTTGCCGTTAAAAGTAGTCCAATCGGCAGAACTAAGATATCCATCGGTCGAGCCGTCCGATTGTGTGATGCTTATGTCGGGCGTAGTGCCACCGCTTGAACTTAGCGGCGCGGTTGCGGTTACATCTTCAACAATTGTCGCAGGCAAAACAGGTATTGTAGGCTTATTCAATATTTCAGCTACACCGCTCGTTGCGTTCCAATCCGAATTAACTTGAGCGGGTGGAATCGTTGGCTTGTTTAATATTTGATTATTGCCGCTTGTAGCGTTCCAATCCGAAGGTTGTTGAACCGTTGGAAAGCCTGCGCCAAGATTAACCCAGTAGCTCGTGTTAGTTGGCAATATTGAATCATTCGCAGCGATGCAACGATAAACGTTTCCATTATACCAAACGATGTTACCAACTGCATATGCGTTACCCGTTGCGCTTAAATGGTCGGTCGTAAACGGCAAGGCTATTAACGCACCGCCACCACCACCGCCACCAATTGCGATTAACGGGTCGGCGGGCGTACCGTTTCCGATTATTGTTATACCGTCAACAGATACCTCGGTTAAGCAAGGGTTACACGGCAAAAAATCGGGCGGTAATGGTAGGTCGCCCGTGTCGCAAATATCGTAGCACGTATCTTCCGAGCCGCTTACTATTTCAACCTCAACATCGATAACAACGGTTGCAAATTCGAAATTAGGCGGTAACGTTTTGTCGCCCACCGTATACCCGTTCGGGATTACTTCGTAGCTTACAACGTCGATAATATCTTTAAAACCATAATCGCGACCGCTTACCAACTTAAAAACGCGAGAGGCTACCCAGTCGCCCGCATCTTCGCTATCGCATGGTAAATTGTTTTTACGAACTACGGCATAAGCTGAAAGGTTAAATTTCGTCGAATACATTTGCTTGCATCCGCTAACCCTTAAATTTTCAACTTTTGAAATATTTACTTTGCCGCGCTTCGCCCAAAATAGCGTACCTACTTTAGCATCGTAATCCGTAACGGGTAGCGCTTGCCCGTCGCCTATATAATAAATCCATCCCTTATCGCCTGTAAGCTCACATAAACCGTAAATGCGGTCGAATATATTACTTACCTCAATTCGTTGGTTTAAACGGTCTATAATGGTTTTTAAAATCATGCTCCCAGTTGTTTGTTAATTTGTTCAATTATTAACTCCTCATGTATGCGCAAAAATTCTTTTTCTTCTTCTTCGGTTGGTATAAATATAATACCATAACCTCTAAAGGAAGCGTAACGCGGGTTAACCTCTCTACCGAATTGTAAGCCCTGAGCCTTTGCGTATTCTAAATCGTTAAGCATTAATGCAGCCGCTAACCCTTGCTCGAGTATCGGCTCGTTTAAAAAGTTACGCCGTAAAAATCCCGTTAACTCGAGCGGTATAGGGCGGCGCTGTTTTAGCTTTGTGTAAGCGGGTGAGTAGGGTGTTTGATAATCCCCGCCACGTCGTGCGGGTAATGGTATTTTTTCGCCCGCCGTGTTGAGGTTACCGCCCGAAGTTTCAAAAATTCGATTGTACATTAATCGGCGTAATTCGATAGCGGCTAAATACAAAGGTTCGAAATTATCGAGCCATTGATTGTAAAGCGCCTCAGTTCGTTTTTTCGCCTCCTCGGGTGTCATGGTAACGCCGTAACGTATTTAATGTTTTTACGGCAATCGAAGCAATGGTTATCGTCGGGCAATCGCATATTTTGAAGCATTGCCGTTAACTCATTATTGTATTGGTCGGCTGCAATATCGCGAGCGGTTGTTATGCCGCCTAAATCCTTTGCACCCTTGTTAACGATTACGCTTGTGTTCGCCCGTTGGTTAGGGCTAACCGTTAGCGCATAGTTGTATATTTCAACCGCCGTAGCGTATGCCAAAGCTAAACTCATTTGATTACCTATCGAACACAACCAGCCGCGGCGGTCGCAGCTTACCGAGTAGTTTAAACTCATTCCCGTCGTGTACTTATTATTTGAACTACTTAACACGCTTACGCCGTCCGTAGTTAGGTTAATGCCTATCGCATCTACGAACGGGCAAATATGCGCCTCACGAACCGAACCGCCGCAATCATAGCAACTACCCTTTTTAGGTATGAATTTTACGGTATCCATAGTTGACTCGTAAACAAAAGCTAAATCCAACTTGCGGCGCTTTGCTGCGAACTCCTTACCGATATAATATTCGATGCCGCCCGCCGTGTACGTTATTGTATCGATAAGCTGCAATGTAGTCATATCGAAAACAAGTATCGGCACGTTGGCATTACTCGAGTCAATTGCGAGCGTTAAATCGCTTATAAACAAGTTTAGATAGCTTAACGTGTTCGGGCTTATCTTTAAACGAATACCGCCGTAATTACCAGCCCCTAACGCGGTTTGAATGTTACTATAATCGGTAACTACTTGCCCGACGCGTTTCGATTCGATAATAGTGTCGGCTTTCATCATTGGACTAAGCCGCGTTAAAACGTCGCTGCTTAATTTTTTCCAAGCGAAGGCGCGTTTATCTTCGAACAACTCAACGCCGTTGTTATATTGGTCGGTTATTAGCTGACCTAAAAAGGTGTTATTTATACCGAGTTCGTCGATATATAAGCCCGTCGTAGGTTCTGCGACGTTGCAATCGCGTAAGCCTAAAAGTGATTCGTAGCACATAGGTACAAAGATAAAAAAAAAGAGGGGTAATAAACCCCTCTCATTCAGTTACAAGATTATCAAAACCATTTTGCGTCAATAGGTCTTCATCGGCTTGCGATAATAAACCTACCGACGCTGCTACGGGTTTACAATCTCAATACAGTTAACGTAGTTGATACCTGCGTATTTGTCGCCTGCTTCGTAAATATCGTCAGGTAATGTAACGAGTTTGCCTGTGTGAGTTAATACGATTGACAAATTACCGCAATCGTCCTTCATGGTTAAATCTACAGGTAAGCCCGCAGGGGTGAAAGCAATTGTTTTGCTGTAATTGCTACCCGCTACAGGTGTAATACCCGCGTTCCATTCTGCCATATTAAACGATAACCATTGCATCGCGCCTGCTGTCGTTGCTAAGTTCTTTAGCTGTGAACCTTGAGCGGCTGCCAAACGTGCATCGTAAGCAAAGCCAAAACCGTTTTGCTGGCTAATAGCTAACAAGTCGATGCCGAACTGCGTACAGCAACCCGCTTGCACGGCGTTAGCGTAACGCTGCATTTCAGCGCCACCAAATACAACGGGTGCAGCAGGGTAGTTAGCCATGCGCGTAGCTTGTAAGATGTCTGCCAAAGCAAACTCGTTCAATGCTTGCCCGCCTGTTTGGCGTGTTGCAATGCGTAAGCAATCACCGCTAACGGTGTAATAACCGCTAACCTCAGTACCCCATTTGCCGATAGAGGCAACGGCTTGAGTTGCGGCGGCGCTTGCTACTTTTCTATCCATTACGTCCATTAAACGCATGATAGACTCGAGAACGTAACGGCTGTTTTCTTGACAATGACGGGCGATAGCATCAGCCTGAATCAATTGTTCAGCAATATACGTATCAGTCGTTTCAAGCGTGTACGTTGTGGTACTATCGCCGTAAGTGTTGGTAGCCGTACAAGTAAGGATGTTACCGCCTTCTTCTACTTCGGTTTCAGGTAAACGCTGAATCCAACGTGCCTCAACGGTTTTTAGCTTGCCGCGTCCAGGCGAAACCTCTTGACGAATTAACTTTACGTTTTCAGGTGAGTTAAGAAATTCAAGGAAGGGCAACTGTTCGCGCTGCCCTACTTCGATAAAAAGCTCCGAAAGGCTCATTTGCACATTCGGGCATTCGGATAAAATGCGAGAAATTGACATTTTGTTTTTAGGTTTTAGAGTTTACGTTTGCACTTAACAGGCGGCAAACATTCACGCCTAAAAATAATTTGTCATTTGAGCGCTGTAAATTTACGAAATGTTTTTCTAATTAAAAAAGTCCTTTTATATTTGCTCTCGAAACATTGTGCAGCCTGTTTCGTTAAAGATATTGAGGATGCCTAACACCCTCGAAATATCCCCGAGCAAACTGCACTTTGTTTCGGGGTTTTTTTATGCCCCACCCGTTCGAGCTATTGACGGGATTAGTCGCATACCTTTGGATAGGTTAGGCTAAATGCGGGGGCGAGGTCAAGCAGGTTTTACATCAATTCAAAATACTTTTAAATCTATTGCCACGGGCTGTCAAACACCTTCCCGAATAGAGCCAAACTGCGAACGAGCGATTCTCAATGAGAATGTTTTGGTAAGGGGTGTTTACAATTCTTAAGGGGGTTGGGGGTTGTAAACACCTTTTACTTACCCTCATGCTCACTCGCTCAAACTCATAAGAATGTTTTGAATTAGCGCAAAAAAAGCCTACTGGTTAGGTAGGCTCGGGTGGTTAGGTTAATAAATTAAAGGCTCGTATATAAGCCTGTTACTTTTGTAAATATTGATTGCAGCATATCGCAATAAACATTTTCGAATTTTGCTTTTGTTTTGATGTTAAACTCTTTGTCGAATGTATAGAAGTGTACATCGTAAAGGTCTAATGAATTAAGCTCGATGCTTAGTTGCTTTGCTTGTGCGTTGTTTCTGCGTAGGTTAATTCTCAAACCGTTTCCAGTTGATACGAAGTTATTTGAGCCTGTCATAGCTACGAATTTGTTACCGCCTAATTGATTCAAGATTTGTGTTGCTGTGTTCATAGTGTGAATGTTTAAATGTTTAACTCTGCAAACATACAAACATTATTTGAAACTGCAAACTATTTCATAAAAATATTTAAACTTTTTTTGTAAGTGTTTAATTTACTGCATAAAAAAAGGACTGGAAGCGAAACCAGCCCTTTCTAATTACCCTACTAAGTAATCACGTTATGAACGTTACAAATATATTAAGGTAATTCGATTTTACCAAAAAAAGGTTTATCGCTTACCGAACGATTACCCTCGCAGCTCCATAGTTGACGCGCCCACCAATTAGCAGAACCTTTAGGCGAAGGGATGCCGTTACTACGGGCGCAATAATTATTACCCGCATCCGTGCCTACTTTTATTCGATAACCCGACGCGCCAAAATGCACCTCGTTACCTTCAGCGTCAACGGCTTTGTATTTCTTGCCCTCGCGGTCGGATGCCGTTACGTTATAACCTTCGTATAATGGCATGGCTACTTAACAAAAAAACGAGGGTTAACGCCTTTAATCCTTTTTTCGGATTGTAACTCAAGCGGCGGTAAGATAGCCGCGCCCTGCCTGTTTAATGGCTTGCCAGCGTGAGGGTTCTTTTGAATGATACCCGCCGCCGTTGCTTCGGCAATCAGCACATCGTTAACACCTAAAAACGCGCCCGCCTTATCTTTAGATTTTAAGCGTTCGCCCGTCTTACGGTCTTTTACAAATGCGCTGCCATCATCTTCTAAGTCGATAATGAACTTTTCGTTAATAGCCGATTTAAAGCCCTTAATCGTGTATTCGTTAACGGTCGGGTCTAACTTTAAAGCACCGAGTTCGCGCTCAAATACGCTGCTTACCTTAATCGCTTTTTGTTCTTCAGCCGCTTGCGTTTTGTAGCTTTCAAACTGGGTTAGCGCTTCTTGCCGCGCTTGCTCAACTTCGCTGTATTTACGCTCAAGCTGTTTGTGTTTCTTTTCCCACTCGGCTACCAATTCAGCCGCGCCGTTAGAAGATGATTTTTTTTCCCATTCATCGCGCTGCTTTTCGTATTCTGTTTTAGCGCGTTCGGCTGCGTTGCGAATTACGTCTAAGCTCTTTTGCTCTTTAAAATCTTCGTCGGTTAAGGTAACGCCAAACGGTTCAAATGCACGCTTTACAACGTTCGCTATCGAGCCGTTAAGTTTACCGAGCGTCGCGGCGTGTTCTTTTTGGTCTATCCAATTCGTTTGGAATTTCTCCTTCGCCGTTTCGAGGCTTTCGGCTTCGTCGAGGTTTAGGAATTTGATTAGCTCCATCGCCTCCTCGGGTTTCATTGCCATAAATTATAGGGGTTTCTATTTGTTTTAATTTCAATTCACGTGCGCCGCGTGTCATTAGGTTACTTGCCACAACGTCGGATGCGTGTATAATTTTGCCGTCTGAAAGTAGTAAGTATTTCATTTAGCACAAAGATAGTTAATTTGAAATTGCAAAACAATTAATCAATATAACCCTCAGCCCTTGCACGAGCCTTAACCGTTTCGGGAACTTTAGAAGGTGGGTACGGCACTAAATCGTGTCGGCAGTTCCAACCCCCAACAAAGGTAAAAATAGTTCTGCTATCCGTTCCGTCGATTTGCCCCGCCCACGTTCCGTTCCTAATATCATTTATACCAGCGCTATTTTGCCCGTTGCCCCACGCTTCGATTTCTTTGCGGTGGAATATTTGCCCTTGCCTATGTTCACAGAAAGGGCGCGTAGTTGGTATTTCGCCCCCTAAGTATTGAAACCATTGTATACCTACTTCCTCGTTAACGGCTGCGCTAAAACTACGGTCGGCTATCGCTTGAGCCGTTGAGGCGGTTGTTTTAATATGTCCTAATAAGTTACCATCGAGGTTATTGTTTCCTATTATCGTTGCGCTTAATGCTTTCACGGCTTGGTTAAGCGGTGCGCGTGCGGCTACATTAGCCGTTAACTGCTCTAAAAACGGCTGTGTTACTCGTTCCCTTAATCCACTACCAAAAAAAGAATTGATTGCGTTCTGTTGGCTTATTTGAACTAAACGACGTTGCGCTTCGGTAGGCTCAAAACCAGCCTCGAACTTTTGCGCTATTTCAGTCGATAGGTTAACACCCTCTTGAATTTGAGTTAGGAACTTTGAAACCGCATCTTTGTATTCGCCACCCGCTAAAACCTTATTGAGTTCGTCGGCTATTAATCCGATTCGGTTTATGTTCGCATCCGTTTGAGTTATATTCCCGTCGCTATCAACGTCCATATCGCGAAGCAACGGCTCAACGGTTCGCCATGCGTCGAGCTGCGCACGTTCGGCGCTCGTTGCCATATCCTTCGGTATTTGTTCAAATAACCGAATTTTTTTCTTAATCAGTTCGTCAAGCGATGCCATTCAATAAATCGCGTTGCGCGGTTTGTATCGGGTCTAATTGCTCGCGTACCTTCGAGGCTGCAATGTTACGCAGCGCAATAACTTGTTCCTGTTGCGGTAAATCTGTAAACCTCGGGTAATCCTCGGTTGGTATATAGTTACGGATTAACTCCATTACCAACTGAGGCGCGCTAAAGTGTAACACGTCCTGCCATTTTTCTACCGTTCCGTTCGCAACCCTCGCAGCAATATCGGCGCTGCTCATTAGTAAAAGTTCGTCGGCGTTTATAATCAAATCGTAAACCGCGCTTGTTTCTTCATCCGTGTAGTGAATTGCCTTAATGTAATTGTAAACGTTTGAGAAAGTAACCGAAGGCGGTACACCCGCCGCAATGCCTTCGCCGATAACAGCTAAATAATCGCTCGGTGTACTTACATCGAAGGTCGTAGGATAAACCAACGTAACGCCCCCGAATAAGTCGCCGTAACGCATTTTCCCCGTCGTTACAAGTATAAACTCATACAAACTGAATAACTGGTCTGAGATAGGCTTTAAAAAGGCGTACAAGCTACGCATCTTGTTTAAGCTACCCGTAGCCGTTACACCTTCGCCAACGCCTACCGAACTATCGCTCGTTGGTAGGTGTAAAATTGCGCGGGCTTTTTTCATTTGGTTATCTATCTCAACGCGCAAAAAGTTGAGCGTATCCATAGGCGGCGAAACAAATTTTAAATATTCGCCACTTATACCGCTATCGCCTTCGCTTACCGAAGTTTTAGGCTTAATTAAAAGCATACCCGTAGGGCTAAAGCGCGACTTTAAACCGCCACCGCTACATGAAGGGCAAGTACGGTAACCGCCGTTAATAGGGTCGAACAATTGCCCGTCTACGCACTTATTACCTTCGCGGTCTATGAAGTCGCAAACTTCACCTAACGCAACCATAAAAGGAAATGCGCTCGTTGCTTTGCTTATTTGTAAATAGCTTTCATCGAGTACCACTTGGTCTAAAAAAGGTACGGCGGTAATAAAAGGCGATTGGAACGCTATTTCGTCGTTAATGAGTTGAGGTGTACCCATTAGCTTATGGCATGGCACGTACCCTAAATTGTGCTGAAAGTAAAGCACGGGTTCGCTAAATTCCATATCGGCTTTCTTACCCGTTTGGTAAATCTTCCATATATTGGTATCGTCGTAAAGCTCTAAAACGATACCGCTTTTTTCCATCTTAGAACCGCTTTTTACATTGCTGTAATCGTCGGTAATAACAAGATAGTATTCGCCGAAACTTTGCCCTACAATCGACTTACAGGAATAATAGTGCGGCATTGGTTTTAAAAGCTCGTTGCTTATAACTTCGCTATCGTCGTTTTCATCCGTTACCGTTTCAACATCTTCGGGTTCAACTGCGATAATCCCGTTCGGGTCTACGAGTTTTAAAGTCGGTAGCATCGTTTTAACGAACGCCTCAACGCTGCCAAATTTCTTTATTTCCTCGTTAACGAACCGCTGAAAACTATCTTCGCCAAAACGTTCGTCTAACTCGGGATAGTATTTAATACTCCAATTTTGGTCGGCAAACGCACGGCTTACCGTTGCCTTAAAATCCTCAAATACGCTTAACGTAGTGGGCTTATAATTAGCCTTAATGTACTGCGCTTGTTGGTCGGTTTGATTCGGGGCGCGAACACTAAGCAAATGCTCGGGGTAAATATCGGGGCGCGTATGGGGTAAAATACTATCGTACATCTTAGCCGCGTAGTTGTACCCATCCCAATACTCGGGGTATTGGCTTACGCCTTGCCGCTGTTTTGTTATTGGGTTTAACGGCGAACTGCGACTCGCTTCGCTCCAGCCCTTAAACTTAGCCGCAAAACGATTTACTACTTTGTCGATTTCCTCGGGTGTCAATGCCATTACGCGATTGCTTTAGAAGTTGGGTTAACGATAACGTGCGAACCGCACGACTTTGAACGGCAAAAGTTTAGTGCTTTCATAGTTTCTGCAATATTGATAAGCCACGCCCCTCGGAAGTGTTGAGCGTAACAACGTTATACTTATAATGATTAACGTAGTGCATTAACTCGCTTACGTCGGGAATGTGTAGCGTATCATGGTAAGCAATAACCCCACCTTGTGCGATTATGCGCTCAAGCTCTTTGAACTCGGGTAGAATGTTAGCCCAACTATGGTCGCCATCAACGAATATAAAATCGAAGTGGTTAGCTGGCATTGACTTCATAACTGGTATCGATTGCCCTAAAATAAAATCCACAGCAACGCCGCTACGTTCTAACTTATGTTTGCGGTGGTCGTTAATATCGATGCCTGCATAATAGCCGCCTATCGGTAAAGCCTCAATCATTTTAACTGAGGTTTCGCCCTCGAAAACACCAATTTCTAAAACGGCTTTAGCGCCTTGCATTTTAATTAACGAACCGATAAACTCGCACACATCAGCTTCACTATTCCATCCGTGGCGCGGTACTTCGCTAAACGTTTCGGTAGTTACTAAAAACTTTTCGGGTAGTGGCTCAAGCCCGTAAATTTCGATAGGCTCTTTTACTTTTGCTGCTTTCTTTTTAGGCTTTTCGGCTTTGGCTGCGACGACCTTTTTACTTTTTGTTTCCCGCATATTTGTTGGTAGTTATTCGGTTTATGAAGTGAATGTGCTGCTTGCCGCTTTCGGCAAACCATTTTTTCAAAAGTCTATCGAGCCACTCAACATAAAACAGGGGCGTAAATCCTTGCCCGCCGTAATATGATTGTAAATAGAATCGCTCTGTTATTTGTTCAAACGATAAACGGCGCTGCATTGCAAAATGAATATAACCGTTTTCGCTTCCGTCGGTATGCCCTACGCTAATAATAGCGGGGTCTATTCCTAATTTAGCCATCGCGATATTCATATAAAGCTCGTCGGGTTGCCCACCGCCCCACTTCATGCGCAGCTTATTAACGGGCAAAGGATTGTTATAATAAAGGTCTTTAGCCGTCTCGTATAATCGTTTAGAGGCTTCGCCCTTATGTATGTATTGTATCGAGCTATTAATCGCTGGTAGCGTAGCCGTATCGCTTAATTCGAAATGCTGCCATATATCATCTGCCCACGCCCACTGCATTGAGGGTATTGCACGCCCTTGCTGTATGG